AAGCAGTTTGAGCAACTACAAGAGAAAGATGCTAAAATCCAAGAACTTAGACGACAATGCTTAATACTTCTCACTTCTGATTCTGGTGTTACGGTTAGTGAACCGCCAGCGAAACAAAGGAAAGACAATGAGTAGATCAGGATATTATAAACCAGCTAAACCTACAGGTGACGACCGTGGAAAGCCACAAGTGCCACGTCTGTAGCGAATACTTCACTGGCAGGAAGAAAAAATATTGCAGTCAAACCTGCGCTGATCGTGCAGCGAACTTAAAGCGTAGGTACAGACTTACATCAGATGAAGTAGTAAATATGTATAGAAAACAAGCAGGACGATGTGGCATATGTGACATCCCTGTTGACATACACGAATTAGGATTTACTAAACACACACCTGCCTGCATAGATCACTTACATGGTTCTTCCCATATCAGAGGGTTATTATGTAGTGAATGTAACAAAGGGCTTGGGATGTTTAAAGATAATCGTAAGACATTAGAAGCAGCTATACAATACTTAACCAGAACATATAAGAAGGATTAAGATGAAATTAATATTCGACATCGAAGGTGACAACTTCCTAGAAAAGTTGACGAAGATTCATTGTATCGTAGCACAAGATTATGATACTGGGAAAATCTTTGAGTTCACTCCTAAGAATATCAAGGAGGGACTGAAACTATTAAAAGACGCAGATGTATTAATAGGTCACAACATCATGGCATATGATATACCTGCTATTAAGAAATTATATCCTAGATGGACAACAGATGCAGAGTTATTTGATACTCTACTTGTTGCCAAGCTAGGTTATCCAGACAGAAAAGAATTAGATTTTGTAATCTGGCGTTCTATTATTAATAAAGAACCTAGAAAAAGAACTGATCTTGAATTGCAATGCATGAGAAACATTGGTAAGCACTCACTGGAATCATACGGTTTGAGACTCGGTGAACACAAAGGTGACTTCGGTAAGACACAAAGCTTCGAGGCATTCACACCTGAGATGCTTGAGTACTGTAAACAAGATGTTATTGTGAATACTAAGTTATATCATAAGCTACTTAGCTTAGAGCTAGGTGATGATATAATTAAGGTAGAGCATGAAGCTCATAGAATTTGTTTAGAACAAACACAGCATGGGTTTCAATTCGATATAGATAAAGCTAAGGAATTTGAGAGTAAGCTCCTAGCAGAAATGGAGAAGTTACAAGACGAGATAAAGTCTAAACTCGGTGGGTCATTTATTATCCCACTTGAGGTAAAAGTACCTACAAAAACAGTAAGGTACAAGGACCCATTGAGGGGTTCTGTAACAGCGGGGTGTCCTTATACTAAATTGAAGGTAAAGGAGTTTAACCCTACTTCAAGGCATGATCTTAGCACAAGATTAATTGAAAGATTTGGATGGAAACCAAGAGAATTTGGGAGTGATGGTAAACCTACTTTATCAGAAGAGATTCTGAATAAAGAGAAGGAACCAATATTCAAAACTATTGCAGATGTATTTACAATTCAAAAAAGACTAGGAATGTTAGCCGAGGGTAAGAATGCATGGTTAAACCTGTATAACGAAGATACCCACGCTATTCACGGTCAGGTAGATACACTGGGTACAGGTACTCATAGGTGCACACACAAGCGTCCTAACCTTGGACAGATACCTTCGGTAAGGGCACCTTATGGTAAAGAGTGCAGAGAGTTATTTACAGTTCCTAAAGGATGGAAACTGTTTGGTACAGATGCAGCAGGTCTTGAACTAAGAATGTTAGCACACTACATGACACCGTTTGACAATGGGGAATACGCAGATACAATCCTAAATGGTGACATACATACAAAGAACCAAGAGTCAGCAGGACTTCCGACCCGTAATGATGCTAAGACTTTTATCTATGCTTTCCTATATGGAGCAGGAGATGATAAGATAGGATCAATCATTGGTGGTACAAAGAAGCAAGGTAAAGAGATAAAGAATAAATTCTTCAGAGCCACACCTGCAATGCGAGACTTAACTGAGAAAGTTAAATACGCAGCTAAAATGAGAGGTTATGTTAAATCACTAGATGGTAGAAGAATACCAGTTCGCTCAGAACATAGTGCATTAAACTTCCTACTTCAATCTTCTGGTGCAGTAGTATGTAAATATTGGATGGTCGAAATGCATAAGATAATGGCTGAGAATGGATTTACCCATGGTGTAGACTACAAGCAAAGTGCCTTTTGTCACGATGAGTTGCAATGGGCTTTTGACCCATCTAAAATCACCGAAGATCAGTTGAGAAAAGTCTCAAAAGAAGCTATGACTAGAGTGGGGGACAAATTAAAGGTAAGGATACCCCTTGATGTTGGTTGTGATTTTGGTTATACCTATGCAGACACTCACTAGGAGAAATTATGATTGAGTTTAAGCAAGATAAAAATACAGGCTGCATTACACCTATTAATAGAAAATTAAATCCTGATGGATATTATAGGAGAAATATAAATGGAAAAGGTGTAATGCATCATAGATTAGTGTGGGAAAGTGTCAATGGTAAAATACCAGAAGGCTACGAAATAAACCACAAATGTAAGAATAGGGCTTGCTCTAATCTAGATCATTTAGAATGTATTGATGGTAAAAGCCACACTATAAAGGATAATAAGCATAGATATTTAGACACATTCATTGAGGCTATGCTGGTTATAAGAGATAACCCAGAAATCACAGGTACGGAGTTAGGTAAGATGTTCGGGAAGTCTTGGTCAACAGGCTGTAAATGGAAGAAGTTTTATGCAGAAACACATTAAGATATTTTTTATGATAATAGGAATAATCGGCTCTTTCTGTTTTTCAGTTAGTGCCGTCCCCGAAGTTATCAATGCAATTCGGACTAACAACGTGGGTGTCACTGATGGCACCTTGTTACTCTGGTTTACTGGTGAGCTTTGTTCACTAGCATATGTACTTTACAAGGATAGAGATAAGATACAGCTTGCTAATTATATTTTCAATCTACTATGTATATCCTTCCTACTGTACGTTAAGTTCTAGGAGGTAAGGATGGGAGTCGTTATAGACTTTGGTGGATATAAAAATAGAATGATGAGAGCTAGGTTTTATTGGAGGATGACTAAGTGTTCCTACAGAGAGCTATCTAGCTACATTGGGATTAACTTAGAACAAGCTAAACGATGGGAACTTATATTTGTAAAGGAAAAAGAAAAGGAAAAGGAAGATGGACAAAAGAGATGAACATCAAGTATTTATTGAGGATTTAGCAATTAATATGTTAGATGTACTAATGAGACATGAAGATTATTATAATATGGCGTTGGGATTTGATATGTCTTTAGAGCTATCAGATGGCAGAGTATTTTCAATCACACTAACAGAAGGTATTTATGGAGAAGAATAAAATCTACATTGGCATATCAGGTAAGATGGGTACAGGTAAGTCTACATTGGTAAAAGGTATTAGAGACATACTCACTAGTTTTAAAATAGAAAGGATATCCCTTGCCGAACCCGTTAAAGAAATGCAAGATAGGGTTTATGAAATGATGGGACTTAATCGCTCAACTGAGAAAAATAGATCACTACTTATTGCACTAGGAATGATGGGAAGGGAAGAAGGTCATAAAGATTTCTGGCTTGATAAAGCTGTTGAGAAATTTGAAAAGTCAAATGCTGATATTGTTATATGTGATGATGTTAGATTTGAAAATGAAGCTGATTGGTTTTCCAAAAATGGAGTACTGATTAGACTGTATGGAGAACAACGTGGAGATAATGTAACACCAGAGCATAAGAATAATATATCTGAGACAGCACTAGATTCATATAAGTTTAAAAATTATTTATCAAATAAACGTGGAATAGAGGATACTCTAGTAAGAGCTTTGGAAATTTTAACTGAAGAACTAGGGGTAATTGAAACACTAAGGGGGGCGTAATGGATAAATCGCAAGAAGAAAAAGATAAAACTATGGAGAAGTGGTCATCACTTTTTAATAACCCTAATAGAAAGAAAGTTAAAAAGATTATCAAAGATAAAAAGAAGAAGAAGGAAGAAGTAAGTAAAGAATACGGACTATAACATAAGGATTAATTATGAAACGTACTTTAATAGTAGATGGTGACATAGTTTTATTTCAAATTGGAAGAGTAACAGAGGATATCTCAGACTTTGGGGATGAAGTTTTAGAATCATATGACTTAGAATCAGCAATTAGATTAATCAACATCGAGCTTGATTCTATTACTAAGAAAACCAAATACAAAAGAGAAGAACTAGTATTTGCTATCTCTTCTGAAACTAACTTTAGAAAAAGATTCTTCCCTACATATAAAACTAATAGGAAGCATATAAGAAAACCATTAGGTCTTAAAGCGATGAGACAATATATGTTGGATAATGGGGAAGAGTTCAATACTATTATGATAGAGGAGTTTGAAGCAGATGATGTTATGGGCATGTACGGTACGGCACCTAAAGAACTTTTAGATCAAGAAGTAGCTATCTACTCACAGGATAAGGATTTATTTACCATACCTTGTAAACAATGGAGTTTCAAGAAAGAAAAGTTCATCAAACCTACACCCATGGAATCAGCAAGATTTCTATACAAGCAAGTATTAACGGGTGATGCTGTTGATGGGTACAAAGGTTGCCCTAAGATTGGTAAAGTAAAAGCTGACAAAGTTTTATCACCATGTAAAAACGAGATAGAAATGTTGAAAGCCTGCCATTTATTATATTACAAAGTCTACGGTGATGATGCAAAAGATAAACTGCTAGAACAAATGGGTCAAGCTAGAATATTACATTATTTAGATGTACAATTTTTAATGCAATATGATACACTGTATAACCCATATGAAATGCTAATAGGAGTAACAGATGAAATGCGAACAATGTGGGAGCAAGAATATAGAGACTCTCAATTACCTAAGCGAGTACGGAAGAAACAAACTGAACAAGCACAAGAAGATAGATCACAAGGGGTTCTGTGATGACTGCTTCAACAAAAGATATCCCCGACTGCATGAAAGGATCGACAGTGAAGAAAGCAACGACTAAGCGTGAAAGGAAGTATGGAAAGAAGAATGAGGACGGTATTAGGACTAGTAAGAATACAGATGAACGTGTTGTAAAACTGATGGTCGACTATTCTTATATTATGAAATTCAAAAATAAAAAGGAAGCTGAGGCTTTTATAAATAAAACTAAAAAGGAAGCTGAAGAGAAGGGTCAACACCCGACTTCCTTTATATACATATAGGAGGAACTATGGGTGGATTTTTAGGTATTGGTGAAAGTGCAGAAGCCAAAGCACTAAAGGCACAGAATGCACTAAAACTGCAAGAAGCCGAAAGAGCTAGACAGGAAGCCGAATTAAGATTAGCTGAAAAGAAAGCTAGAAAAGGACAAGAGACAGCCAATATTAAACTAGGTACTCAAGGCTTAACAGAACAAGAAAAAGAATTAGAAAAAACAGGTAAACAATCAGGAGACTCCGTGTCTGGCGGTATGGCTCTGGGTCAACCTCCTAAAAAGAAAACTGGTTTACAAATCTAATGAAAGATATTACAGAGCTTAACGGCGCTAAAGAGTATAAAAGAATGGAAGATTCCAGACAACCATTCCTTGATAGAGCCAAAGAAGCAAGCAAGTTAACAATACCTCAGTTATACCCAGAGATCACAGAGGACTCACACTATACAAATTACCCGAGTCCCTATCAATCACTAGGTGCTAGAGGTACGAATAACTTAGCAAACAAAATGATATTGTCTCTCTTTCCTCCCGCTACTGCATTCTTTAAACTAGGAATGAATCAGTTAGCACAGGAGCAATCAGGTGTATCAGAAGGTGACTTACAGACTGCCATGTATAAAATAGAAAAAGCTATTGTAGATGAGATGGAAGTATCTCAACTTAGATCAGCACTTGTTGAAATATTAAAACAAGGCACAGTAGGCGGTAGTGCTATTCTACATATAGCAGAAGAGGGAGAACCTAAGTTTTATAATCTAAATGAATTTGTTATTAAAAGAAGTAAATCAGGTAAAGTGCTAAAATTAATTATTCAAGAGAATATTAATATACTAGAACTTGATGATGACATTGTGGCACAATTAGAAGATTTAGATGATAAAGAAAGGAAAGGGGAAAAGGATTTAAAAGTTTACACTATCATAGCTCTTGGTGATGATAAGAAGTATCACGTAGTTCAAGAGATAAAAGGTATTAAAATAAAAGGAAGTAAGGGTAGCTATAGAGAAGAAGAGTTGCCGTATATCTTTGTACCTTTTGTTGATAGAAAAGAAAATTATGGTAGATCATACGTTGAAGATTTCATTGGTGATTTACAATCATATGAAGGTTTAAGACAAGCAATACTAGAGGCATCATCTGAGGCTGCTAGATTGATTTATCTGGTTAGACCTAATGCTATTATCACTCCTAAGAATCTAGAGAATGCTAGAAGCGGTGATGTATTGCTGGGCAATCCAGATGACGTAGCTGTACTACAGGCTGACAAGAGATTAGATGTGTCTATGGCACAACAAGAAGCTGAAGTACTGAGAACAGACTTGGCTACTGCATTCCTATTGGATAGCGCAGTTAGAAGGAATGCTGAGAGAGTTACAGCAGAAGAGATTAGGAGAGTATCACAGGAGCTAGAGGTAGCACTTGGTGGTATCTATTCGACACTTGCTAATGTACTTCAAGAGCCTCTAGTTAGATTATATCTTAAGAGACTAGTGAAGAAAGGTTTCATTAAAAACATTCTAAAAGAGAATATCAAGTTAGAGATCACAACAGGTTCGGCAGCTTTAGGTAGAGGTACTGAATTTAGAGCTATTCAAGAATTTGCAAGCTTCGCAGCTACTATGCTAGGGGAAGCCGCTAGTCAGTACTTGAATGTGCCTGAGTTCTTAAGTAGAGCAGCGTACTCACTAGACGTTAATACGGGTGATCTTGTTAAAACTAAAGAGCAACTAGAAGCTGAAGCGGCACAAGCCCAACAGCGACAACTTGAACAACAAGCCGTTGGTCCTGCGATCAATGCGGCTAATCAACAAGAACTAGCTAAACAACAAGGAAATTAAAATGAGTGAAGAATCAAGTAACAGTAATGTAACATCAGAATCAAATGCATCTATAGCCACAGAAGCTAGTGTAGAAACTCAGCAGGTAGACTCTCAATCTATCGAGCAAGTAGACACTACACCGAAGGTCACTGAGGTTAATCAAGAGTTAGGTATCAAAGAGAAAACAGAAAGTGAGACTTCTGCATCCTCTCAGAAATCTATCCATGATCTAGTAGAAGCACATATGAATGGTGAACTCTCAGAAGAGGACATGAAACTTATCGAAGAGAACGGTCTTGGGGAATACTTAGCTGATCTAGCGGAAGTTAGGCAGATGCGAATTGAAAGAAATGACCAAGAAATAATCTCAGTAGTAGGAAGTAAAGAATCTTACAGGGAGTTACAAGAGTGGGGAACTAATAATTTATCAGTAGAAGAACAACAGGCTTTTAACGAAGCTTTATTCTCTGGTAATATGAACCTTGCTAAACTTGCTGTTCAAGGTCTTAAGGCGCAATACGAAGCTGCTAATGGCAAAACTCCTGAGAGAGTTATCGAAGGTGGTGGTAGTGTTAACACTGATAACAGACCATACTCTAGTGTCACTGAGTATATAAATGAGACACAATCAATTGAATATAAACGTAACCCTGAATATAGAGCTAAGATAGAAGCTCGTAGGAATCTTTCAGGGTTCTAAAACAAGGAGGCTTAAATGGCTTATAATCCTATTGGTGGTAATAACGCATCTACAACTGGTGCTAGTTCTAACGCAGATCAACGTGATCTATTTGTAAAGAAATTTTCTACTGACGTAATGCGATACTTCATGGACACTAACGTAATGAAAGCTCTTATTACTAACAAAACTATTGATGCAGGTAAATCAGAAGCATTCCCTATTGTTGGTAATGCAACTGCTGCTTCTGTAGCTAACGATGCTGCTGAACTTGCAGTTCAAAACTTAAAGACAACTGAAAGAGAAATCGTAATTGGTGATCTTACAGTTGCTCACGCTTGGTTGACTGACCTTGATAAAGCTATGGCTCACTATGATTCACAAAGTGCTCAAGCTGAATCTATCGGTCGTGCTCTTGCTAAGAAAGTTGACAAAGATATTCTTCTTAAAGTAATCGAAGCAGGTGCAGTTGTTGATGGTCCTTCTGCAACTTCAGCGGGTCTTAGAACTTTTGGTGACGACATCTTTACTGATGAAATCTCAGGAACCATGACTACTGGACAAGGTGTCTATACTGCTTGTCTTGACGCTGTAACAGAAGAAAAAGAGAAAGATACTGTTGGTGACTCAGTATTTGTATTCCGTCCCTCTCAATACTTTTTACTTCTTAATAACCCTGCTCAAACTGGACTTACTTGGGTAAATGATCCTTCAGTTCAGTCTGGTAAGGTGCCTCAATTACTTGGTAAAAGAGTATATATGTCCCCACACTTTCCTGATCTTGTAGGTGCTACTATTGCAACAGGAGAAGTAGCAGGTGTACTTTTCTCTAAAGAATCTGTTGGCTGTTTAGAGCTTATGAGTATCTCTACTCGTATTGACTATATTCCTCAAAGACTTTCTAACCTTATCGTAGGTAAGATGGCTGTAGGATATGGTATCCTTAATCATGGTTGTGCAATCAACATTAAACAAGTTTAATAATTTGGGGGTGGCTTCGGCTGCCCTCTTTTTTCAAAAGGGGGAACGAAATGTCCACAATCGCACTTATAACAGAACTGGAAGTAATAAACAGTGTACTTTCGGCAGCAGGGGATAGCCCAGTATCTTCATTAGATACAACGTATCAACCTGTATTTATTATCCAAGAGATCATTAGAAATATCTCAAGAGATTTACAAACAAAAAAGTATTGGTTTAATACAGAGTATGATATTACTCTTACACCAAACACAGAAACAGATAAAATAATTCTGCCTTTCAACATCCTTACATTTGAGCCAGAAGAAACTAAGTATGTTGCTAGGGGTTTAACAGTATATAATAGGGAAGATAGAACTTCAACTATAACAGAAGAAATCACAGCTACATACACAGTTATGCTAGACTTTGATGAGTTGCCTCAGCAAGCTAGAAAGTTTATACAGGCTGCTGCAAGAGTACAGTATAACAACGAGTACTTCGGGGAACTTAATTTAAAACAAGATTTATTAAAAGAATTACAACAAGCTGAGAATGAGCTTAATAGAACTCACATGGAGAATGAAGATATAAATGTTTTCAACTCCGCTCGTTCTTACAATATTGCCTATAGAAACAGAAGGAGGTAATAATGTCGAGTTTAGTCAACCATTCGGTTACTAATTTAATCAATGGTGTCTCTCAACAAGCGACTTCTGTTAGATTAGATAACCAGTTAGAGGCACAGGTAAACTGTTTCTCTGACGTTACAAAAGGATTAACTATTCGTAACGGCTTTGAGTTACAGAATGTTGTTAGTACTGACTTAGCAGGTAGACATCCAATAGAGTTTACAGTAGACGGTACTAAATATCTTGTAGCAATTGATGCATATGCAGCGACAAAGGCAGTTCATATACCTATGACGGCAGATGTAGAGGCATTGACAGCTTCGCTAACTGCTGAAGAATATTTCAAAGATATTATTTCAGCGGACTTACGAGTAGTAGAAAACAAGGATTATGTTTACATATTAAATAAAAAGAAAGTAGTCGGGACTAATAATTTGGTACAAGCGTTTTATGATATTAAAATTACCAATGACGTAACAGGTACAACGGATGCTAATTGGAGTACTGGTAGCTATACAATAACAATAACTAGTGAGCCTGACCCAGCTATGGGTACTGTAGATACTACAACTTCAAACTTTTTAGTGAGTAGTACTTTAGCACCACATCAAGTAGCTGCTGTAATTAATGCAGATACAGCACTTACAGCAGAGACAGGCGTATGTTATGCTACAGGCACTAAGAGTGACTATAGGTTAACATTTGAAGCGGTGCCTGAGAAGTATATAGCACCTACTGTTTCTGTAACGGAGACAGTTACTATTACTGGTGCTTTAGGTGCTATATATAAAGAACCGAGTTCGGGCTTTTATTTCGATAATAGTAATTATGTAAAATACAATTGGCAAAAAAAGCGTTATGAATATGTATGGGGGGGTATTATTGTTGGCACCTGGCCACAGTCAGCCATGACCGATGTTCTAAAGTTAGGGAATATTACCTACTATAGAGGGGTATATTCCGACTATGCTGACAGGTATCATATTAGGAGAGAAATTCCTACTACAATTACAGCAAATTATACACCGAGTGTCACAGTACCCAACACAGTTTCAGGTATTGAATACACAGATGATAAGTTCTCTGATAAGGGGATGGTGTGGGTAACAGGTGTTGCAGCAAACCAAGAGTATAATCTTAGAATAAATTATCATGATCCTACTGTCATACCTACTGAACCATTAACACAGGCTATACTTACTATCAACCCCTCCACAACTACAGCTAACATTAGGTTAAATTGGGTTGCAGGGCAGATTCAATCAAAGGTTAATAGTTTTACACATTTCTCAGCTACGCAACATGGTAATGCTGTTTATATTTATGCATCTACACCATATAAATATGTCATTGATTCTATAGAAGTAGACAATAGTTTTGATACTACATCTTTAAGATCAGCAGTTAGGGCTAGTGTAAACAATGCTTCTGGCATTCAGGCTATAGATGATTTACCCCCAGTATTTGTAGAAGGTTTTAAAATACGTGTTGGGAATGAAGATATAAAAGGTGCTAACTATTATCTAAGATATGATGTTGATTTTCAAGGATGGAAAGAATGTGGTCTTGACGAGTCTAGAGTGTTAGATGGCTCAACAATGCCATATATTATAGATAAAAATGAAGTTAGAAGAGACAATGTTATTAACATTAAGCCTACAACTTGGGAAAGAGTGAGGTCAGGTGATGAGGAATCTAACCCTTATCCTACCTTTGTAGAGAGGACTATAAATGATATATTCTTTTACGGTTCTAGGTTAGGGGTAGCAACAGATGATTCAATCATCCTGAGTGCTATTGATAAACCAACAGTATTCTTTAGAACAACTTGTAGTAAAACAATTACATCAGATAGGGTAGATATTAAATTAGATAGTTCTAAAACTGGATTTAACTCTATTAAAGATGTTGTTACATATGATGGTAAATTATTACTAAATACTGGTACAGTGCAGTCTCAGTTATTAGTTAATACTTCTTTTGATCTATCATCAGCTAGATTATCTGAAGTAAGCTCATATACACTTGGAGACAAAAGACCATTACCAGTAGAAAATGGACTGTACTTTGCTTTGTATAATAATGGCTTTACTAATATCTATAATTATCAAGCAAGTGGTGGTAATACATACCAATCAGTGAATGTCACAAGACATGTACCTACTTATATAGAAGGTCACATTAAACAAATGTCCTATGCTGCAAACTTTACAGTATGTAGTGTGGAAGAGGATAGCAAGGTATTATATGTACAGAATAGATATACAGAGAATGGTGAAGTTCTACAGAATGCTTGGCATAAGTGGACATTACCATATGATCTAGAACATTTCTATTTTGAGGATAACAACCTGTACCTATTATTCTCAGCAGAGGATAGTGTGGCAACTACATACACCTTGGTCACTAAGTATGACCTAACTCCACAAGTAGTTACAGAAAGTGATAAGGATGCTTACATCGGGTGGATACCTTATTTAGATTGCTGGACAAAAGATAAAACATTGATTGAGAATTTCCCTGAGTTTATTGGTATTAATGATAAATATGGTGAACCTTATGATACAGTCACAGAGGCTTATGATTCTACGGAAGTTACTCAGATTAACACAGGTACTGTGGATGGACCATACTTTGATGAATCTTCTCCTGAATATTATTGGGAGGTAGATGGGGATACAATCAATCTAGTTTGGAATGGTGTACCAGTAGTTACAGTGGGTAACTCAACACAGATAGAGTTTGATTATAGTGGATATAGATATTATAGAGGTGATCTACTAGGTACTAATAGGTATGGGGTATCGAGAGCAACAACAACTTCTGAGACGTATTATTTAGATAATATGGTCTATGGTATATCTTTCCCCGTAACCGTAACATTCAGTGAAATTATCCCAAGACAACAAACACCTAGTGGTTTCGTGGTGATGAACTATGCAAACCTACTATTAAGAAGAATGCGATTACTCTTGAGTAAATCTGGTTTCTTTACAGTCACCATTGACTTTGCTGATAGAAATGACTACTCAGCTAAATACTCAGGGCAACCACTCGGTAGGGCACTACTTGGTAGGAACTCAGTATCAGATATTAACTTTAATTTCCCTATTAATGGAAAATCAGACAAGGTTAATATAACAATTACTTCTGATACTAGTACACCATTTAACCTACTCTCTGCTGAGTGGCAAGGACAATTAACAGTTAAGGGGCGTAACATTTAGTTACGTCCTTTTTATTAAGGAGGTACTATGTTTTTCGCTGCTGCAATGGCTGTGGGTTCTCTCTTATCTGCTAATTCTCAACGTAATGCACAAATGAAAGCTAAGACAGCAGATGCTAAGTTACAACGTGCTAAACTAGAGAGAGCTAGACTGAGAAGTACAGAGGACTACGTTGCCAACACTCAGAGAGCTAGAGAGGCTGCTCAGAGAAGAGAAATACAAATAGAAGAAAATAAGATAGATGCAGAGTCAAAAATGGCAGAATCATTTGCAGGTTCAGGTATCGGGGGACAATCCATAGACCAACTAGCTGACGAACTAAGTGCATCTGTATCTAAAAATAAATTTGAAAACAGAGAAGCTTTGGATCAACAATTAGGAGACATGGCTAGAAACTATTCTCAAACCATGAATGACTCAGCAGAACAAGCTAAGTCTATTGATACAACTGCTGTTAAAGGTAGTTTCCTTGAGGATGCAATGGGTGCTGCTCAGGCTGCATCTACAGGAGCTAATTTAGA